TAATTGAAAATAGACTTGGAGTAAGACAATGACAGTAGAAGTGGTTAATTTTACAAGTGACCTCGACCCAGCCTCGCCTAGTGGAGCAGACTCGATTAGTGAGGGAGATGACCATTTGCGCCTGATCAAGCAGGCCATTAAGAACACGTTTCCAAACGTGACCGAGGCCATCAACTCAACAGCCGCAGAGATCGACGAGGCGGTTGCTGGATACGCGCCAAAGAAGTCTGGCGTATTTGCTTCGTGCCGATACAACGGAACGTCGCTCATGTACGAGGACAACATCGGTAGCGTCACAGAGATCGAGCCGGGAAAGACCCGCGTCGTGTTCACCGCTCCGACCAGCGGCTTTGATCACCAATTTGCGATCATGTTGCAACCATACGCAACGGGAAACAAGAACCTAGTGATGACGGTCACCGACCAGCGTTCCGATTACTTTGACTTTTCAACTGTCGAGTTTGACGGTACTGATTGGTCGATTCCTGCGAGTCAGGCTGGCTTTGGATTGGTCATCTTTGACATGGTTGAAACCAACGACGGGCTTTAATAAATGCCAATAGCTGAGATCAGAGATATAGGGAGAGCAGGGGTAGTCTCAGACGTTGCCCCGTGGGATCTGCCGCCTGCCGCTATGACAGCCGGTATCAACTTTCGACTGTCTAACGGGAAGGTGCAGACCGCTGGTGGCACAGAGCCCGCTTCACCTCCGCTGAACGACACCATCGGCCACATAGTGCAGAGCACTGACTTCGGTGGCGACTCGACGTGGCTGGTATGTGGTTCTAACTCTATCGCCAAGTTTGATGGCGTGACTTTTGAGGTTGTGGGCAACAACGTCCGACAGCGCACAAGCGTATATAACGCCGTTGACCCAGTCCTGTGGAGTAGCAGTCAGATCGGTGAGGTGACGTTTTTTAATCACCCTGACGGCGGGCCTCTCTACTGGACCGACACTCTAGGCACAAGCGTAGACCTAAATTATCTGCCTTGGCACATCGGCGAGACGGTTGAGACTTGGGCAGAGGCTGGCAAGTCCTGCAAGGTTATGAGGTCTCACAAGAACTTCCTATTTGCCCTTGGTATGACGGAGTTCGACGACCCAGATAATCCCGACGTTGCCACCACCTACGACGACAAGGTTTATTGGAGCCACCCAGCGGAGCCCAACGGCATCCCCTTTAGCTGGAAGCCCACCTATGACCAAGCCGACTCTCTGGCTGGATTTGTTCACCTTGGACGTGGCGGTTCCATCATTGGTGGCGAGTCCTTGCGTGACAGCTTTGTGATCTACAGCGAGGAGGCTATCAACGTCCTCGATTTTACTGGTGGGCCGCTCATCTGGAACCGTCGCACCGTCTCCTCTACCGCTGGACTTGCATCGAAGGAGTCGCTGGTTGAGGTGAATGGCATACACTATTTCATCAGCCACGACGACATCATGGCTTTCGATGGTAATCAGGTAACGAGCCTGTTGCACGGTAGGTTGAGGACGCTATTTGCTGACGTGGCAAACCCTGACTATATGCACAACTCATGGGCCGCACATAACCCTACCTACTCAGAGATTTGGTTTGCCGTCCCCGTGTATGGCACGGAGCACCCGCAGTCCCTGTTCATTTACAACTACCGCGACAACACATGGTCGATGCGCGACCTTGAACAGGAGTTTCGGCACGCAAGGTTTGGCGACTCACCTAACGACCGCGATGCGGGCTGGGACGACCTAAAGGCGAGCTGGGGTCGGAACCGCGCAAGCTGGTTGCTTGCTGGTGACGCTCCCTTTGACGGTATCCTTTTTGGGGCTTGGAAGAATGAGTTGCACAACATAGACCCAGAGGCCAGCGGTGCCACCGACATATTTGCCTCTGATCGAGGGGTCTACTGGGACAGCGACGCCGCCCCTGTTGCTCTTGGCGCGCTCCGCTGGAATAACTTTTCATGGGACAGCGGCAACATCGACGCACTGGGCGGCACTGTCCGCTTTGATCCTGACCGCACAAAGATGTCACTTAACCATGACACGACCGACAACGGGCGCGTTGATTGGGAGGAGGCTTTTGGCGACTACCCTGCTGAGATTGGGATCGAGGTGGAGGGCGTTACTTACCGCGCCGTCATCAAATTTACCGGCGTTGCCGGCAGTAGCGGCCGCGCTAAAAACTTTGAGATTGTAGAGAGTAATCTGCCCGCTGACGTTACCTTTGATTCAAAGGTCATGTTTTACGATAGCTATCAAGAGGTCGTCCTCGTCAAGACATGGGAGGCCAGCACCGAGACGTGGGACACCATTGACGTGCGCGCCAACTACAAGCGGCGTGACACGGTGCTCATTAGGACCGATCTCCCAGTACTCGGCATGGAAGGCGTCTCTACGATCACTCGCATCTACCCTCTACTTAACGGAACCGCGCCGGTAAAGATCCGGGTAGGTAGCCAGCAACAGGCTGGCGGTCCAGTAAAGTGGGCGGGCGATTTCAGAACCTTCCTTCCCGCAAAGGACCGGAAGATAGACGTAAGGACAACGGGCGCTCTACACGCTTACGAGATCAGGAGCGAGTCGGGCGAGTACTTTGACTTCACGGGTATAGATATCGAGTTTACCCCGGCAGGTCAGCGATGATCTATATCGCAGAGCCCGTACCGCTGGACGTTGACAGAGTTCTGGCTGAGTACCTTCAGCGGCAGACTACGGCCATACAGCTCGCGGTGATGAATGCCTCAAGGGCAATGGAGGTTTCAGAGCTTCCCATCGTCGCAAAAGCTGGCGAGCTGGTGTGTCTCAATGACAGGGTGGACGCAACAAAGAATGGAATCTATGCAGGAATCTATAACGACCAAGGAGCGGTCACATGGCAGAAGCTAGCAACAACCCCGTAGTAGGAAACATCCGCGAGGAGTGGCACTGGGTTAAGCCGGGAATCGAGGAGATCCTGCACCTAGATAAGAACGCCACAATCAGGCCCGAGGATGTATACCACAGCGTCCTGTCTGGCGAGAGTGCTTTGTATATTCACGACAACTTCTTTGTCGTGGCGACTATCGACGTTGATAAGTACAACGGGCGGAGGACGTTCACGCTCGCCCTGTCATGGGCAAAGGGTCGCGGCGGTGCCAACGCTGTCACCTATACGAAGTTTTTCGAGGAGCTTGCCAGACAATACAACTGCGAGCGAATTCAATCGACAAGCTCACAGACGCCAGTGGCTGACTACTTAGTTCAGAAGGTCGGCTGGGAAGTCAAAGAAATCACTATTGGAAAGGACATCGAGGAGTAAGTAATGGGTTTAGGGAAGAGTAGTTCAGACCAGAATAGCACTGGCACGAACGTGGGTAGCAACACCGCTGTTGGCGGGTCTTTTAATGGTAGCTACGGCACGACACAGGGCGGCTCTACTGGGTCATCCAACTCTGCCAGCAACTCACAAAACTCCAGCTTTAACAACAGCTCTGGGGGAAGTCAGGGGTCTAGCCAATCGACTGGTAGCTCTCAGTCCGCTGGCAACTCCGTGTCTTCTGGAAACTCTCAGAACCAGAGCACTAGCACGCAGGACGTCTGGGGCGCACAGCAGGGTGCCCTAGAGAACGTCTACGGGCAGGCTCAGGGCGCATACGATCAGGCTATGGGTCAAATTAACGCCCTTCAGCCGCAGGTACAGGGGCAGATGAGCGATGCCCTGAATGGAGCCACTAACGCTAACAATAACCAGATGGGCGGCGGCTTCGCTGGCGACCTTCAGGGGCAGATAGGGCCAAACAGTTACACCGACGCAATGAAGGGCCAGATCGCTCAGGACAGCCAGAAGCTGATGCAACAGAGCCTTGGTGGACTTGACGCCAGAGCGGCGGCGGCAGGGATGTCAGGCTCCTCGGGATATCGAGATCAGGTCGGCAACACGATGGACGACATTAACAAGAGTGCCATGAATCAGATGACGCAGGTTGGCTATAACAGCTTTGACAAGGGCATCCAGAACCAAATGCAACTGGCTGGCATGATGGATCAGAACCAGCAGAGTGGCGTGGGCAACCTGCAAAACATCCAGCAGGGCGCGATGAACCAATTTAACCCAGCAATGCAGGGCCTGAATGCGACCAGCCAGTACGGCCAGATCATTGGCGGGCCTACCGTTCTCGGCAACTCTCAGTCAACCGGCAACTCAATGAACAACAGCATGAGCAACAACAGCTCCTCAAGCAACAATAACAGCTCAAGCAATAACAGCAGTTTCAACCAAGCGACGGGCGGCAGTCAGGGCTCAAGCAATAGCACAAGCAATAGCACCAATAACTCCTTCAACAACGGCATGAACGTCGGCATGGGCGTCACCTCAAACGTCGGCTACGGCGACACTTATGGAACAAACAGCAGCTCAGGTACATCTAGCGGCACGAGCATCGACGGCGAAGGTGTAGCGGCAGGAATAGGGGCCTTTTCAGACGCCCGCCTAAAAGCCGACATTGAGCACGTTGATCAAGTCGACGGCGTGAACCTGTACAAGTGGGAGTGGAAAGATGACGCGCCAGTGAAGGGCAACATGAACTTCGGCGTGATGGCTCAGGAGGTCGCACAGACACATCCTGATGCAGTTGTAACGGGTGATCACGGCTACTTGATGGTTGACTACAGCAAACTGGGACGTGCAGGGCAGATCGCTTTGGCGCGAGCGGGGGCATAGAGATGGGCAGTAAGAGCAAAGCAAAAAACACCAGCAAACAAAACACCGTATCCATGAATCAATTGCAGGCTAATAACCCGAAGCAAGAGTTTGAGGACGTGTACGCAAACAGTCAGACGATGATGGGCGACATGATCGGAGGAGTCATGGACCCATTTATGAGTCTTATTGAGCGTGGTGAAGAGACGATGGCTCAGAACCCTATGTTGCAACTGATTCAGCAGATCACTGGTGACAAGCTTGGTGGCGGTGAGCAGACCGCCGACCCATACGAGGAGCGCATTCAAGAGCTGATGGCCAATCGCGGCATGAGCCGAGAGCAAGCTGTCGCCAACCAGAAGGGTGCAATGACGGCGGGCGGTGACATAAACGAGAACGGCGCAATCACGAACAACGAGTGGGCGATGAAGTTGGGTAGCGATTTTGATAATGACGGCCAAGTCAGCAATCAGGAGTTCGCTCAGTGGAAGGAACAGAACCCTGACCACCAAGCGGCTGGCGGCAATAAGTTCAGCGGACTGCCCGGACAAAACGGGCAATTCTCTGGTCAGGCTCCCCAGCAAGCACCACAGCAAGCCCAGCAGGCACCGCAGGCAGGCGTAATGCCAGCGCCACAACAACAGCAACCGCAGGTGGCACAGCAACAGCCGATGAATGGAATGCAGCTACCGCCTGAAGCGCAGGCGGCACTGGCCAAGTGGAATCAGCAGGGCGGGAGCTATGTATGAGCACGCAGGACACTAGAACAACTAAAGAAGCCCTTGCTGGGCTGTTTGACACCGATATGCTGATGTCTGACGAGTTCAGTGGGTCTCCAGCGGCTTCCGCTGCCCCAGCAGCGAGCCCTTTGCAACTGCCGACTAGCGTTATCGACCAGATGGACGAGCGTCACGGCAAGTTCAGTAACAGGCTGAGCCTGTTCGGGCACCTGTATGGCGGTGGCGACAAGAGCACGTTCGGCGACGAGGATATCAGAAACCAGCACAAGCTTGATACGAAGGCTTACAACGCCAAGAAGGCTCAGGGCCTGCTGGCATCGCAGTTTGCTGATCTCGACATGGACAACCTCTCTATGGCCGACGTTGCCACCATCACGCAGCTTGATGCAGGGCTTGGTGGGCAGGCGCTTGAGAATTTCCAGTTTGGCCAGCGTGTCGGAGACCTTGGCCGGGCACAAGGGTTCTTGGACGACGGCGTCGAGGACGAGAACGATCTTTGGGCTAGAGAGACTTTTGGACGCTACGGCAAGACTGCCGGTGGTCAGAATACGACCCTTACCAACACGTTACAAAAGGCTGGGTACACCGAAGAGCAGTTTGACGGACTATCAACTGAGGCTCAGGAGTCAATTCTTTATCAGCACGGAAGCGATGCTGATAGGGCCGCAATGGACAGGGTTGCGGGCAGAAAGACGCCAGAGCAAATCCAGCAAGAAGAAAGAGCAAAGCAGGAAGGTTCTGCTTCAGGCCAGCAAATGGCGGCAGATCGCAAAAGCCTTATATCCGTTCGCGGACAAGTGGAGGCGCAAAATCAAGGCGTTGCCAAGCTAACGGAGATAAGAGAGGGACTTGCTGACGATGACGCCTCAACTGGATGGCCGAGAATTGTCAGAGACTTCCTGAATGCAAACACCAGAGAAGATGGACAGATGGACGAGGCCACCGCAACGGGCGTGATTGATCTTATATCACAGGCGACATTTGGTGCC